GCCTGATCTGGAACTCCGGGGACCAGAAGAGAGAATTCCGGTATCGCGCGGGCACACGCCGTCCACAAATTGTGACGGTTATGCCCAGCGTCCGGATGCGCCACGACTAGGTCGTAGCGCCTCCTCTTGTGAGGTCCCCTGAGTTTTAGAATAATCTGGCTGGGGTCGTAGGGTCCTGCGACGATGGAATCGGAGATCTTCTTCCAACGTCGCAAGGACTCTATGGGTCTGCCAGAAGGAGGAGCATTGGGATAAGCTTTCATCAGTGAGGCGCGCGAGCGCCGGATCTGAGAGGAAAGCTTGCGGAGACCAACTTCAGCGATGGAGCGAGGACCACCATGGGTTACAACACCAAAGGAACGAAGCGCTTGCAAGTGTGCTGCCGAAGCAGCACGCACTTGTGCGTCGAAGTTCCCCGAGTTCGGTCGGAAGACCGGAACTCCGTCATACCCAGGCAGTGGATCGCTCAACCCTAACGTCTCTGGAGGGAAATCGGCTTGAGCAAGGCTCAAGGCGAGATCCGAACCCGGAGTGTAGGGCATTGGGGACCAGCCTGTTGCCAGGTTGGCCGCCAACAACATTGAAGTGTCACCGCTCGAGACACAGCTCCTTAGGATGTTCCCGGATGCGAGCGCAGATGCAAGGCGCCTTGTCAAATCTAACTTGATAGGCTGCCATGGTAACTCTGCTCCACCGAGGCCCCTAGGAGCGCCAGGGTCAATTCCAGCTGTCAGCAGTCGGACCGTCAAGTGCGGTGCGACGATCCCTGCACACCTCTTCATCCTCCGTTTCACAACGTGCTGCAAGGCACGTGGAACGTAGGACAGAGCGGCAGTGCAGGCCGGACCTAGGTCCGGGACAGCGTCCTCGGAAGACAGAACGACAGGGTCAAAGACCTTGGCCGGTATGTCTCCGATGGGCGCGACAGCATGGACAACCCTTCTGTCCCAATCCCGTTGCTCCTTGTTCAAGGGCGGAAAAGGATCCTTTACCGTCTCGTACCCACCAATGACAGAGAAACTCAACTCTGCGAAGACGCCACCCGTCGAAGAGACAAATGACTTGTCCTGGTTGACTTTAAAGCCAATCAGGGGAGCCACTTCCTCATAACGGTTGATTGTATCCAGTTCACTGAATCCAATCAGGTCGTCTCCACAAAGTGAGACCTCTGCTTCGGCTATCGCGATGACAGCAGCAGCTTCGGCATCCGTTCGGATGTCGGGCCGCAACGCCATGCAGTAGCTAAAGAAGTTGGTGAGGTTCAAGATGGTCCAGGATAACGGACAACCCATCAGGATCCCACGTGTTTGGGGGCGCGTAGCGCCCTCAACCAGGTGGGGACCAAGGATGTGCCGAAGTGTCGACCGAAGGCCAGGAGCGAACCCCCAACGCTTCAGGACTTCGTCGGCGACAACAATGGCCGCGTCCTGATGAAGATTATCCGTGGCCGCAGAGAGGTCAGACGAGTAAACCCGTCTTCCCCTCCGGGGTCCCTTGACAACCCTTCGAACCGCGGAGAGCTTATCTCCAGCAATGGAGTCCTTTGTGGGACCCCATTTCTGGAGAGCTCCCCAGAAGACGTCGCGTAAGAAGTGTGCCGAGACAAGTTCGTCAACCTCGTGGCAAGAGACTGGTCGGGTTTTCCCGCCTTTCTCCTGGATGATTGTTGAACGGACTCGGTAAGGATCTTCAGCGACTGAGACACGTTGAACGGCCTGGGCCAACTTAGCTGCATCGCAGAGGAGCCCCTGGAGGACTGTTTCACCCTTTCGGGGTAGCAGGGCTCCAGGTTTGGTTCCACAAAGTTGGTCAAGGACCTGTTCTCCGATCTCTTCGGTTACTTGAACGTGAGGTGTTCCTACCTCAGCCCAGGCGAAGTTCGAGCCACCGTCCTTGACCCGGTGAGTAAAGCAAGCACCAGTGCTTGTCTTACCTGCCGGGTTAGGTGCGGTGGGCTTGTTCCTTCCAGCCCAGGCGCGCGCTAAACAACCAAGTTGTTCTAGTGTGCGCCGGTTCGTAACCGGTCCTTCTGGGGGGCAGACCGTGTCCAGATACTCGTTAGCTACCCCTTCCAACCAGTCCGAAGGACAGATTGGGAGGGAGCGAGCTAGGCGAGCTATCTGAGAGAACCTCACGCGCTCCCCCGGACCCCTCGAATCAGCACCGAGACCAAACCAAGGTTTGAGTCTATGGTGACCGCTTCGTG